AAGAGAACAGCGTTAACAGAAATGAAAGTTTCTGAAAACCACAAAATGATAAAGCCTTTGTGGGAAAGTTTTATTAGGAGAAACACAAATGGTCATGTCGAGAAGCTCGATGAGCAAACAGATTTCAAAGTCCGTTTCAAGTGGAAATAGAAAAAGAAAAAAGAGAAAAAGAAAAACAAAAAATATTCAAAGGAAGTCCTGTTAAGTATTGTTTAAAATGTGGACGAAAAAAATGGTCTTGTAGATGTTATAGGGTCAGTGGATTTGAGGAGTTAAGAAATGCCAAAAGACGCATGTTATCACAAGGTAAAAGCAAGGTTTAAAGTTTTTCCAAGTGCTTATGCTGGAGGTGCCATTGCAAAGTGTCGCAAGGTAGGTGCGGCAAATTATGGTAATAAGACAAAGAAAAAAGACGGTGGTCTTTTAGATGCCATAAAAAATGTTAAAGATAAACAGGCTGTTATAAAAGCATCAAATGGTAAAGCATATAGAAAACGAAAAACAAACAATCCTAAAATTGCAAGAGGCTGTGGGAATGTTTTAAATGAAAGACGTAAAAAAACAAAGATTACATAATGGCTGTTAGAAAAACAAAAAAAGGATTAGCCTTAAAGAGATGGTTTAAGGAGGATTGGAAAGATGTTAAAACAGGCAAAGCTTGTGGTCGTCAAAAAGGTGAAAAGAGGGGTACGCCTTATTGCCGTCCAACTAAAAGAGTGTCTAAGAAAACTCCGAAAACTGCTTCGGAGATGACTTCTACTGAAAAACGTAGTAGAATAAGACAGAAGAATAAATTAGGTCAACCAGCAGGTGCACCTAGAAGAGTAAAGTCGTTAAGAAGAAAGAAGAAGTAAATGGCAACTTCAAACTCAAGAGATTTCGACTTAGATGTCGGTGAAATAATAGAAGAGGCTTATGAGCGTTGTGGCTTAGAGATGCGTACTGGCTATGATGCAAAAACTGCTAGACGTTCTATGAACCTTATGTTTGCTGATTGGGCAAACAGAGGACTGAACATGTGGACAGTTACACAAGACACTAAATCTATTACTTCTGGTACGGCAACTTATTCTTTCGATGCTACTCATGTCGATCTTTTGGAAGTTGTTTTAAGAAATAGCAGTGGTACTGATTTTACTTTAACTCAAATGAGTCGAAGTGAGTATCTAACTATTCCGAACAAGACGACTACTGGTCAACCAAGTCAATATTTCTTTGATAGACAAGTTACTCCTACAATAACTTTGTGGGCAACACCAAATGCTACATATACTCTTGTTTATTATTATGTAAGACGTATTCAAGATGCAGATACTTTAATCAATACAACCGATGCTCCATTTAGATTTTTACCATGTGCTGTCGCAGGTCTTGCTTATTATTTAGCAATGAAAAGAGCACCAGATAGGGTTCAATTATTAAAAGCCGTTTATGAAGAAGAGTTTCAACGAGCAGCAGCCGAGGATGCAAATAGCACTCCTTTAAAATTAACACCTAGCATGACATACTATAGTTACTAATATGGCAAGATACGCAACAGGAAAAAAATCATGGGGATATTCAGATAGATCTGGCTTTCGTTATCGTTTGAGAGAGATGAAAACAGAATGGAATGGATTGAAAGTAGGACCTGATGAGTATGAAGCTAAACATCCACAGTTACAACCTAATCATCCTGGACCAGATCCGACAGCCTTGTATCAACCACGAGTTGACGGAAGGACAGAAGTGACCGTAGAGAATCTTCTTGGTTTGAATCCGTTTACTAGTACAGCTAGTAGTGCCGTGATAACAGTGTTGGAACCATCTCATGGTAGGTCAACAAGTGATACTGTTAGATTTAGAAATGCATCTAGCTTTGATGGATTTACAAAAGCTATACTTGAAAGTGCAAGTGGCTATAGTATAACTAAGGTTGATGACGATAGATATAGTTTTTCTGCTAGTAGTGGTACGGCAACAAGTGGAGTAAAAGGTGGTGGTGGTAGAATTACTGCTGGCCCAGTTACATTGGGGACATAAATGAGTTTTACATTAGCAACATTAAAGACAGCAATACAAGATTACGCAGATAATAGTGAAACATCTTTTGTCAATAACTTACCTAATTTTATTAAAGCTTCCGAAGAAAAAATTTTTAAAAGTATTGATTTAGATATTTTTAGAAAAAATGTAACAAGTGCGTTTACATCATCTGATGCTTTTTTAACAGTACCTGCTGATTACCTAGCTTCGTTTTCTTTGCAGATAACAACGTCTGGTTCTGAAGATTTTTTACTTCAGAAGGATGTAAACTTTATAAGAGAGTATGCACCTAGTTCTTCTACAACTGGAGTTCCAAAATACTATGCACGGTTTGACGAGGATAATTTTATAGTAGCACCTACTCCAAACTCTAATTATACACTACAATTAAACTATTACTTTAGACCAGCTAGTTTGACCGCAGGTGCCGACAGTGGTACAACTTGGATTAGTACAAACGCTCCGTTTGCTTTGTTATATGGTTCTTTGGTAGAGGCTTCTATCTTTATGAAGAGTGAGCCAGATACTATACAAAGCTATAATGGATTGTACGGACAGTATTTAGAGAGACTAAAAGACTTAGGTGAAGCAAGAGAAAACACAGACGGATATAGAGTTGGTCTACCATCAAGACCAAGAACTTAGGAGTAAAAAATGGCAACAGCAAATGCATCAACCAATTATCTAGAGAGAAGAATATTACATTATATATTCAAGAATAACTCTCTTAGTTTTTCATCCCCTGGAGATAGTATTTATGTAGGACTTGCAACGGCAGTAAGTGCGGCTGAAACAGGTTCTGTCACAGAGGCAAACTTTACAAACTACGCAAGGCAACAAGTAGCTGCTTCTGGTTGGACAACTATAGGAGCAGATTCAACAGATACACAAACCGCAACTAATGCAGCGAACATTGAGTTTCCAGCATCGGGTGGAACAAACAATACAATAACACATGTGTTTGTTGTAGACGCTTCAAGCAGTGGTAATATATTATTTGTAGGAGCTTTGGATGCTAGTAAGGTTATAGCTTCTGGAGATATTTTTAGAATTAATGCAGGGAATCTAACAATAGAGTTGAAGTAATGGCGTTAGTAATATCAGACAGAGTAAAGGAAACTACCACCACAACTGGCACTGGCACATATACTTTAGGTGGTGCCGTTGCAGGCTTTGAGACGTTTACTACTAATTTAAGTAATTCTGATACAACTTACTATTGTTGTACTGATGGTACAGACTTTGAAGTTGGTTTGGGTACATTTACATCTTCTGGAACTACATTAGCTAGAACGACAGTCATATCTAGTTCTAATTCAAATAACGCAGTAAGTTGGTCATCTGGCACAAGAACATTGTTCTGTACTTTACCTGCGACAAAAACAATAGTGCTAGATGCAAGTGGAAACGCATCGGTAGGTGGAACTGTTACAGCAACAGGTACATCAGTATTTACAAACTTAGATATTTCTGGTGACGTTGATATTGATGGAACACTGGAAGCAGATGCAATCACAGTTAATGGCACAGCATTAAATACTGTTATCGCAGGTGTTACAGTAACAAATGCAACCAACGCAACCAACGCAACAAACTCTTCTCATGTTTTGGTTACAGATAATGAAAGCACAAGCGAAGAAAACTTAATTACATTTGTAGAAGACGCAACATCAAGCACTGGTAATGTAGGATTGGAGATGGATGGAAATCTTTCTTATAATCCTAGTTCTGGAACTGTAACGGCTACAATATTTAAAGGCAATATTGACGCAGTGGATGGAGATTTTGACGGAACATTAGAAGCTGACGCTATTACTGTTGGTGGAACTGCTTTAGCTACAGTTATTGCAGGCACAACAGTTACTACGGCTACAAATGCAAATCATGTAAGCGTTGCAGATAATGAGAATACAAACGAAGAAAACTTAATACCTTTTATTGAAGATACTTCTGCTACTGGAAACGTAGGGTTAGAATCTGATGGTGACTTTGCATATAACCCAAGCACTGGTACAGTAACAGCTACAATCTTTAAAGGTAATATAGATGCCGTAGATGGTGACTTTGATGGTACATTAGAGGCAGATGCTATTACGTTAAATGGCACGGCAGTAACTGCTACTGCAACTTTATCCACAGGTATATCGAACACAAATGTAGCACAGTTTGGATCGGGTGTAGCAGATAATGATTTTTTAAGAGTAGACGGCACAACCATAGAAGGCAGAAGTGCTAGTGAAGTATTAAGTGATATAGGTGCAACAACAGCAGCGTTAGCAGCAGACGAGGCAACAGCATTAGCAATAGCGTTAGGATAATAATATGGCAAATACATTTAAAGTCGTTACTTTTGCAGCCGAGCCTGCTTCAAGCGGAACTCCGTATGTAGTCTACACGGCAGCAAGTAGCACAACAACAATCGTACTTGGATTGGTATTATCAAACATACATACCTCTCAAGTTACTGCCACAGTTAGATTAGTAAGTGATACTGCAAACAGAGCGGTAACAAACAATACGGCAAACGGCACAAGTGTTATTGTTAAAGACGCACCTATTCCAGTTGGATCTGCCCTAGAACTTATGGCTGGAAATAAAGTTGTATTAGAAACTACAGACCAGATTACTGTGGACTGTAGCGTAGCTGATAAGCTATCAGGAACATTGAGTATTATGGAGATCACATAATGGCTTTTATTGGTGTATCACCAGTTACAAACTTTGAAACGACTACTGCCGTACAAAGATTCAATGGCGATGGATCGGATACCACATTTACATTAACGACTGCCGTTAGTTCAGTACAAGATGTTTTGGTTTCTGTAGATGGTGTT